CAGCTTGCTGTATTATCAGCTTACGTTTGATATCACAATAGATAGGACTCACTGGACCTTTATTTGATCTCTCTGCAAATTCTTTAGCAGTGGCTTTCATTGTGTCTGTTAGTTTAGCAACATCTTTAGTGTTCTTACTTTCAGCATACAAATCAAACCACTGTAGTTGTAAGTTCAGAACAGTTAGCTGTTCTGTTAGATTGCCTTTGCAATCAAAGTTGGCAGCAGTTTGGCGCAGGTCTGTTGTGACCTTGGCTTGATTAACATCCCACTTACTTGGCCAAGGGCCTAATACGCTGCATCCTGTAAGTGTTAAGACTAATAGTAAAGATGCTAGTTTCATTTTAGTTGCACCAGCTTTGTTTAGCTTCGCCGTAGTACTCACGAGCAAAGCCATTAGCAATCAATCCAGCACGTAGGCTTTGTCCATTGATTAAGATATCGCCTAGTACTCGTCCGCCAAACTTGTCCCAACCATACATGGTAACTTGAAACTTGCCACCTTGTGCTGCTGCAGTAGCAATAGCATTTTTAGTAAATGCAGAGGCTGCTTCTCCACGCTGTGCTTCGCTTGGGCACATGGCTCTGTGTCCTTTCTCTGGAGTGTCTACACCAAACACACGAATTGCCAACTCTGGCTTGAATGGTGCTGGTAAGAATGGAGCGGCAATAACAACTGTATCACCGTCGCTGACACGGAGGATCTGTGCGTCATAGGTTGCACCCTTAGGTGTCTTTTGTGCAAATGCTAGCAAGGGTAAGCATAGCAATAATAGTAGAAATTTCTTCATAGTAGTCCTTTAAACTACTAATATTTAGCGACTGAAGTAGTAATCTCCGTCGGGTCCGTAGTCACAGAAGCAACCAGCGCATTTCCAACCCTGCTGCTCCATAAATGCAATAACTGTGTCTTTTAACGGAGCACCTGCATTGTATTCAGTTACCTGTAATTCTAATATAAGATGTTTTAATTCACTAAATGTAGCCAATGCGCCTTTTACAATGTCCATTTCTGCACCTTGTACATCTATTTTAACTAGATCAGGCATGGGCCATTGTCTAGTAGCTACAACTGTATCCAATGTTGTTTGTGTTAATCCCGTAGGCTGATATAAGTGCGGATAGGCAGTTTCTCTATACACGCTAGATCCTGCAGGATGTTCTGGGTTTTGATAAAAATGTTTAACAACTCCATCCTTGTCGCCTAACAGCCCAATATGGTATTTGGTATCTGATGCTTTATAGAACGTCTCTAGTTCTGCCACTGCTTCAAATGCATAGTAGTCAGCTTCAGGCCATAGCTCTTTGGCTTCTTTGGTCCAGTGTAGTACACATGCACCTATGTCATAAACTACCTTAGGTGCTATGCCCATTTGTTTTAGGTACTTGAGAAAGTTAGTGTGTTCAGCAGGAAATAATCTTTTCTCAGCTAGTAACTCATAACTAGTCCTAGTGTCTTCTTTGTAACCCTGTCCCACTTTAAATGTCCATGAGCCAGTATGACTGCAGAGTATGCTAGGATCAGCATATATCTTAAATCCTTTACGACGAGCTTTGATACAAAAGTCTGTGTCTTCTGACACTGTGTATCTATGATCTAATGCGGAGTGATACTTAAAGTATGGATAGCCAATAGCCTTAAAGACTTCTGTCTTGACTAACACACAGCCAAAACCGCAGCCCACGACTTCAGTTAGACCATTGCCTCTTAATTTGGCGTAGTCCATATGAGTAGAGCCGCCTGTAGCAGTTGGCTCATATATTTCTAGTATGTGTTCGCCTGGCTTGCGTTGTATGTATAAGCCACTGACCATGTCTACCTCATGTGCCAACAGCTTCTTCAATGTGTCTGGAGCAAACGCAATGTCACTGTCTACACTGAATAGATAGTCGTAGCCTTTAACTACCCAATCTGCAATTAGGTTGCGTACTTGATCTACATTGTATCCATAGAAGTACTGGAACTCAGTTGTGTATCCTTCTGGCACCTGTAGATCATAGATACTTTTAAAAGTATCTGGCTCTATATTACGAGCCGTTGGTATTGCTATTAGTATTCTTTTTGGCATTTAATATTTTACTTGCTGTAATTGTTTGTTCACGACCGTTTATTTTGTAGTCGTTGAGAGGATTGATATCATTGTAGTTGACCACAACATCTTGTATTGCCAGTACCTTAGCTGGGTCTGCACGTTCTAGTAGTGCATAGAATACAGCTATGTCTCCGCCTGCACGATACCATTCGTCTCCATCTTTGAACTCACTGTCGTCTATACCATTTAATAGATACTTTCTAAATGTGCGGAGGTGTGTATATGGGACATTCCAATTGAACTTGTGATTCCTGTACTGCTTAGTTTGTTTGATAATCTCTGGATAGGGCTGTGCAATCAAAGGAATGTTATCAACCATTGACCAACAGCTACCGTAGGTAAATTCTGTATCTCCATGATAGATAGTATTGTAGTAACTGAGTATTGAGTTGTCATTGACTAGACTATCATCGCCATCTAGGATCATAATGATAGCTTGATCAATACAATCACGGAACACATCTATTTGATTGTGTACTGCTCCTTTGCGTTCAATGTTGTCAATTATAATTATTTTCTTTTGTATGTCCTGCGGCAATGATTGTATATACTCTGTAATTACACCCATAGTGTTATCTGTAGAGCAGTCATTGACTAGCAGCATTTGCCAACGACCGTAATCTTGTGTAGCTACTGACTCTATACACTGTCTAATATATTTTTCACAATTCCAAAATGTACTAACAATCACAATAGGTTGTTCGTTGCCTGCTTTGTAATTTTCCAACTCTACAGTATTATGGAACCTACGTCCGTATACTTTGTGCAGACGTTTGTTTATCAGTGATACTTGTCTGTACTCATCTCTGCTTAGATATTGGCCGCATTGTTTAAAGATGTGCTGTTTCCATTGTAGAGCAACTGCATCCCAACCACTCCAACCTTTAACAATATTACAATAGTACTTCTTCTGTTGATGCAGATAAGGATTGTTGTATGCTTCGACTACCGTGCCAACAAACTTTTCAATCTGTTCAGGATAATTGATATTAGGGAATAAGCCGTTAGGTTGTATAGCATAGTCTATCATATAGCAGGCCTCTGCTAGAGCTGTTTCCTCTAGTGCGCCAAATCTGCAGGTAATTACAGGAGTGTTATACAACAAACTTTCTAGTGTGGATATACCATAGGTCTCAGGAAAGGCAGCAGGGTATATCATAAAGTTAGCTTTAACTAGTATCTCAGCAATATCCTGTTGTGATATGATGCCCGTAAACTCTATATCTAGCTCTGCGTTCTTGGGATCGTCTGCCATAACTCGCCAGTCACGCTCTTGTTGATCAGGGCCATCCTGTTGACTAAAACGATAGTAGCCACCAATGACTTTTAATTTGGCAGTAGGAATCCATTTTTTAACATGCGGCCAAATATGTTTAACTAGGGGTATCATGCCTTTGGTAACACTAGCATTATAAACAAACAAGTCTTTGTCTTTGGCTTCTACATTAACATCTGATACCCATTGTCTAGCACCATTGCGTGTGATAAACATTTTACGTTTAAGCACTTCATAGTTACGTTTGTGTCCGTGATCACAGTTAGTAACGTAGTTTAAATGCCAGTCACTAAGTGTGAATACATCTGTGATGCGATCTGATATTACCAACTGTTCTATCAGTCCGTCACCTAGGCAGAAGGTATCATGCATCCATAGGATGCGCATCTTTGCCTGTGCTAATATACGATTGTAAAGGTCCATAGGCAGAAAAGGCATAGCACGATTGTCACCTATCTTTGCGTAGTCTTCAGTGGCCACAAAAGGTATAACTGTGCGGCTGCTGATCACTACGTCAAATTGCCAATCTTCATTTAGTCTATCTAACGGAACATATGTGACCTTGTCATATACTCCTGGACTGGCATGATCTGTGTTGCATCTATTGAACACCGTAACATCAAATCCCAGCTTGGCTAACTCCAGTGCGTTTAGAGTAACAGCACTTTCTGAGCCGCCCAGTCCCTGTTTGAACACTGTGGTTCCATCGTAGGGTATTCCGATAATATCAATAATAGCAATTTTCATATGCTATTATATATACGTTGCAGGTCTAAGTCAACAGCTAATTAGAAACTGTTATTGAACCAACCTACTTTTCTGCCTTCAGCAATGCGTTGATCATA